AAACAAATCTAGCATATTTTCCATTTGCTATATTGATATTCGCAGCACTGGCATTGTCTGTCTTAGCGTTGAATACAGTGTTATAAGAGCCAGAAGTAGATATGTTTCTAATCTCAATCACATGTCCTGACGGGAATGAACCACTAGGAGTTAGTGTAGCATGAGCGCTACCACCATTTGGATTTACCAAGAAGATATTTTCTTGGTCGAATGTAAATGAAGCACTAGCAGTAAGTATAGATACTCTATTTGGACCAATGACAAATGTTTCAGTAGATTCAGTTGCATGCATATTTCTAGGTATGGCTGCGTAAAGCACACCGTGTTTATCACTAGACCTACCTTCTCTATGACTCTGCCATATAGCCCCAAATGGGCTACCTGCAAAGTCTCCATCTTCTGGATTTGAAAAGAAAGCATCTAAATCAGCAGCCGAATTGATGGCATTTCCAGTTACTACATCCCCTATTGCTCCATCAGTCATAGGGGTTAGATACATAGGGCTACTTCTGATAAAGGTCCTTCTATCAAACACTGTAGGCGAAGCACCTAGTGCCTCTTGTATAGTGCCACTAGTGCCGACTGTGTATCTTAGAACCGCTAATACGGTTGAGTTATGATTCAAGTCAGTATTAGCAGTAATACTAGGGTCAGAAAGAAATCTGTTCGGTATCAGTGGAGTGCCCGCTGATGCAGTTACAGGAGTGCCCATTTCATACATCAGGTGCGCTTCTGGAGTGCTCCTACCGACTAGATAAACTACGACAAATACCTCTCCACTAGAAGACGGCACACTAGGTAAGTCTCCTGAAAAGTTACTACTAGTACCTACTGTAAATGCCTCTGTACTAGCAGGTCCATTGGCGAATTTGTACATAACTCCGTCGAGTACACAGTAACCACCGTTAACAGTCACTACGCCCCCACTAGATACGGTGACATATCCGGGTGTACCGGAAACTATACTGTTTCTAAGAGAGTCACCCGCAGCCCCATCTCCCAATCTCATTATGCCATTACCATGTAACCCCTCGTAAAGGTTAGTTAGGCTAGGGCTAGTAAGCCCATCCCCATCTCTAAGTCCTTGTGAATTAGCACCGTAGCCTGTAGCACTAGTATGCCCTGCTTTTGGATTAGTCATTGTCCCACCTCTATTACTGCTGAAAATTTAATTTCATTATTTGCTGTCTTTTCTATTGAATTGTAAGTATATCTACAAAAGTCTGTAGTATCAGAAGAATCGCTAGGATTCTTATATCTGATAACCACTTCCCTCAGCGGTTGGGTGAAAGTTGTGTCTAATGATAGTTTTGCTTCCACTGATAATGTGTTATCGTCTATAACTCTGACATTAGGTGTAACCACTACGGCGGGTTTACCTATGCCTCCATCCTGTTGAGTAGCAACTGTCCCATCAAAGCCAAACACTACTTCATTTATTCTTGCTCTCAGCGTATCGATTAAAAATCTCGTTCCTTCATTTAATACTGGCATATCAACCTCTCCTATTTCTCAAATATTTAGTCTGTACTAACCCTACCTTCAAATGATTGTTCCTAGCCTCTGGTAAGGTTTCTGGTAATGTATATAGTTCATCATCGTCACTAACAGGATGAACACTCCTTGATTTAATCACTACAGTATTAGTTCCTATACTAGCAGCATGTATGTGGCCTAATTTATTACCATTCTTAGTATAGACTGCTTGATTGTCTGTAGTAAATACGCTAGTAGCATTCACTCCATCCACTGTAAAGGATGTAGTATTAATTGCATAACCGCCACCGTTGTTAATGAGAACACCTGTACTCTGTAATCTACGGGCACCGTGTATGGTATCTCTGTTCGGTTGACCGAGATTAAAGCCAACTCCACGATTAGAGTCAACTCTTTCAGCAATTTCCCAACTAATCTTCATTTTAACGCCAAATGAGGTAGTAAATTCCTCTACACTAAACTGACGGTTCCTTTCGTAGTTTTCGTCTAAACTGCCACTAATGTCGACCTCTTGGAAGCGTTGTAATACATCCTCTAAAGTCGCATCTACTGAATTTACATGCAATTGGGATTTACGATTTATTAAATCATAAGTCCCACCCAATACTATCTTTCTGTCACTGTCACTCCTCGACTGATAATTGACTGAATCACCGGGCTGTATGTGAGTAGCCGACAATACATCGTTTAGTGACATAGAACCACTGGCTTTCTTAGCCATTCTAAGCATATTCTGACCTATTCGCCTAGCACTAGCCTTAGTCAATGCAGTAGGTGCGTGTATGCCTCCGGGTACTTCATTTACAGTGTCTTGCTGAGTGCCAAAATCATCTATTTGTACGACATTTTCATCATTATTGGCCCTCGATTTACCCCTTACTACTATTCTATTAGGAACAGCGTCATTGTTGTTTTCACTAGTGCCTCCAGACACTCTATTTTCATTCAAAAAGTGCTCTCTTTCGATTTGAGTTTGGGGTACATATAGCAAATTGCCAAATCTATCACTTCTTGGTGAATAGTAATCATGCTTAGCCAAGTATCTCAGAGCATTGATTGAATCTACACCATAGAAATCTTTAGCAACAAAGGTAGTGCTGGGTACGCTTACTTTGATGCCGTTAATTGAACTCTTAGAACTGTTAGCGACTCTTGTAGCAAGGTCAGATGTTCTTAGCCCTACCCCTACTTTCTGAGCAAAACGGATAGTTTTGTCAGTAAAGCCTAATTCTTTCAGCGAGCGACCTTTTAGGTTCTCTAGCCCGTATCTGGTGCCCTTTGTAGCAGTTTCTATCTTAGAAGGAACTAGGCTCTGTTGTGGGTTATCAGCGCCTACAATCAAAGCAGGTAAAGTGCTCGATGCAGTTACTTTATCCTCATCTAAAAAGATAGCACCTTCATACCTGTGCCCGTCAGTAACATTGTGAACTAAACGGATGGTATCTTCTTCTTCAAATAGTTTATATTTTCTTTCAGTGGCTGGGATGAAGTCACTCTGAACAGGAGATTCTACCTTAAAACCAGCCGTTCCTTTGTTATACTGCCCATGCCTAACTGCATTGTCTACAAAGCGAGGTTTCCTAATCTTTTTCATTACAGAATCTTGAGCAGCGTCTGCTCGACCTGTTGAAAGATTCTTACCCAGTGCCATGTTCACTCCCCACTATATCCTGTTACTAAATACTCAGGAGGTATACCCTCAGTAAAATAAGCATCATCTTCTATAAGATTACTTGGTAAAGGTTTTCCAGCACCTTCTCTTACGCCAATAATGGTAGGTTGGCCGGAGGTAACATAACTCCGAGCGTCACTTGGGCTATTAGTCACAAAAGCACCATGTCCGTAAATGCCTCCGTGATTAGGTAAAAGCCCTCTTCTTTTGATAGAATCTAAATTACTTTCTTTAGTTCCATGGTAGTATTTGACAGGTCCGTAAGGACTAGGAAAATCAAGATGAAATTCGCCAAGCGTAGTTTGCCGCTTTAGTATCATCCAAGCCTCATCCATCGGTGTCATGTTTACTATCCCCCATAATCTGAATATATATTTTCAAGTGATTGACGAGCCGATTCTTGCTGAGATGGAGGCAGATTTTTCCAAGAGTCGACCCATGTTGGAATTTCCGCTACATTTCTAATCCTAACTAGTCTTTCGGGAGATATATTGTCAGGATATAAAGTATAATCATCAGTTACATTTTCTTGCTCTAAACCTTTTCCTCTAATAGCAAATACGGCAGGTAATTTTTGATTACTCATAGCCCCTGTCATTGCATAATTTTTAGCAGTTGATGGGTTAGGAGAAGCATACACTCCTCTACCAAATGCTTCATTATCACCCACCAGTAATCCTTGTTGCACTATACCTTTACCTCTGTCGTCTGTGGTTCCATGGTAATGAGTAATGTCTCCATAAGGACTAGGAAAATCGGGATGATGTTCACCGAGTGTGGTTTGGCGCTTCAACAAAATCCAAGCCTCTTCCATTGGTGTCATGCGCTTCACTCCCCACTATGGTCTCCTGTATTATAAGATGCATCCCCTTTGCTACCTTTTGGATGTAGCGTCTGGCTGTATCTTGGTTGCACACTGTAGTCGCCCTCATTATCGTCTATAGAACGACGACTTGCGTCGGCTCGGAAGTGCTCAAGTGTATTTTCTGACATAACCATTCTAGCGACTGGACTAGTGATGTCTGTCTTATCGTAGCCTGTCACATCTACACCCTGAATCTTTGGACCTTTACTATCAGCAGTGGTCGGAGAACTTGGGTCCACAGTGTATACAGGTGCGTAAGGAGGGCTACTTGGCGTACCTGTTCTTGCGCTTGGAACATCACTTGTAAATATACCATACTTACCTCCAGATGTAGCCCTGTAGAAGTTAGAACCAGTTTGTGGACCTGCGGGTAATACAAATGACCTAAACACCTGAGTGTGCTTGTAGTCGAGTGTTTGTATAGGTCTGTAGAGGAACTCGATAGTGCTGTCTGAATGATTTATATTTTCGTGAGTAGGCTTTTGGTGATTACTATCTTGGTAAGGGTTAGATGAAGAAGTAACTCCGTCTTTACCCCACCCAGTAACATCGAGATTACCCGCATACTTACTCCATTCCATAACATATGTACCGCCCAAAGGCCAAGTAGCGTGTGCGTTAGAATGCTTTACAACTCCTTTCTTAGGTTGAGCCGACCAGTTTAGATTACTACCTGTCATATCAATGTCTTTTAGCCTACCACTGGCTACATCATATACGCCTCTGATATTAGTCCTTTGACCTACCTCTCTATCGGTATGTAGGCTCGCTGCTTCGGTTGACATTACTACATATTCTCTTGAAACTCCATCATTAAGTTCGGCTATCGTATCTACATCTAATCCTAATCTTACATCTTCTCTAGCAACAGGTTCTGCCCCTCTTATGTCAGCAGTCACTTGTTCTATAGATTCTCCAACATGTGCGCTAGGCTTTAGTAAACCATCATCTGAGTTCAAATCTACACGGTCACTTATTCCTCTTTCGATTTCTCCAGCCTGTTCTACTGAATTACTTGGCCTAACTAAACCTTGTCCAAATGTAGGCTCACTAGTGCTATGTGAAAGTACTAATCCAGTAGCGTCGTGAGTTTCTGAAACATCCATCAATAAACTTTCATTAAATACAGTAGGCCATCTACAACCTCTTCCATCTCCTCTGTCACCTACTCTTAGCATACTGGCTGGATTGAACCAATCTACCTTTAGTGCTTGATATAGACTTTCATTGTTAGATACATTTTGACCTAAGCCTCCACCTATAGTAATTGAGGTAGAAGTAACAGCAGTTATCTCTCCTAGGTCTTGACCCGACACATTAAACACATGTTGCCCAATTGAAAATTTAGTCGTAGCATCTGTGCCATCAACTGTCATTGCCCCTGTATGACTAGAACTGTAACCTCCACCGTTGTTAATGTCTACGCCACTATCAGTAAGTGTAGGGTTGTTTCTATTATTGTTGTTACCACTATGTTCGTCTGTACCATTTCCTTCAAATAAACTACTAGGCTCATGTGTAATGTTAGTATCTCTGTAAGCGTCTTCGGGGTCCCAAGAAGGTCTCAGCCCAAATCCTCTTACAGGGAAACGCCTTACATCTTCGCCACGAGTATTATTCCACCAATCCACCATATAGTATTGATTGGCTATACCTAACTCTTCTTTTTCAAGCCCTGCTGAGTCACCTGCGAATTTTTTAACCACACTACTATGATTTCTAATAGTTCTTACAGGGCAACCAAATGATTTAGTCATTCGCCTACCGTCACTATATCTAACCTGTCGACCATATTGGTCTTGATTGACAAGTGCTGAAATCTGAGTTAACTTCTCTATTATACCAGTGTAGATAGCGTTAGAGTTTAGGTTCTGTCCCGCTGCATCTTCTGACGCACCAGCATAAACCCAACCGCTTGTTTTGTTATCTTGTAAAATTAAAGGACCGTGATAATATCCTAGCATAGCGTTACTTTCAGCGACCTCAGCCCAACCTCTAACATAAGGTGCCCATTGCGGTCTGTTATACGCTTGTCTAACTCCAAATCTAAATCCGAAACACTTGTTGAGTGAATTTCCAGCATTCCCCTCAGAAATACCGCCACTTGAACCAGTACTTGCAGTGTATACATTACAATCGAATCCATAAGTGGTGCTACCCCATCCTATCAAGGCGTGTCCGTAAACATCTAACTTACTTATAGCACCGCCTCCATGAGAGCCACCGGGCCAAAACCCAAAGAAATTATACTTATTACTACTAATGGTTGCTCCTTGATGGTCGACAGCGCCACTACCCAAAGCGTCTATTTCAGCAGCCGTCAATGGTGCACCTGTTCCATCAGTAGCCCCCTCTATACCTTTCATCGATAGTCCAAACGGACCTCTACTACCTACATACAAGAAATCTTGATAATGCACTGTTTCAAAATGCTCTGGAATGTGATTATACCCCTTCTTATCTTGAGGGGTGTCTGCTACACCAGTGTGAGTATAGTGAGAACGACTACCTTGACTGTCACTATACCAAGTAAACGGTCTTCCTAAGTTAGGATGCCACATACATATGAATGCATCAGGCACATGTAAACTGTTAGTGTCTCTTGTACCGTTTGCTAGTTGTGGTAAGTTTCTAGTAGCAATGCTACTGACTGACTTAGTATAAACTGAATCGGCAGTTTCATTATCATAAGGTCTACTTAATTTCAATATAGTCCCTACTGATAAATTAATCCAAAACCCTGCGCTATCTTCTCTAACAGATTTAAATTTAATACTTGAGCCTAAATCTCCTGAATCAAGAGTACCGGACCTAGCGGTGTAAGTAGCAGTATATCTAACGCCACCTTTTTCATATTCTAACACTTCTCCATAGTAAGGATTTACAGGGAATAAATCATTATTGTCAACAGTTATTGATTTAGCAATGTATAATTCGGTATTGTTATTTAATTGATTATTAATACCTGCTCCTATAGTTATTGAGGTAGCAGTTATTGCAGTTATTCTACCTATATTTACTTCTCTGTAAGTGGAATCTCCACTACCAAGGTCACCTATAACAAATACATCATCTCCTATAGAAAACTTAGTTGTAGCGTCGACTGTATCTACTGCTACAGAAGTAGTTCCTCCCGAATAATTACCAGCAGATGGGTGATTAATTAAAACTCCACTAGCAGTTAAAGTATTAGAATAGGCTAATACTACACAATTTGGATTAAGGCTTCTTTTTCTTTTATGAGGCTCGTATATATCGAGGAAAGTAGTTGGATAACCTGCAAGAGTTATTTGTGAACCTATCGAACCATAATTTGCTCTACAAAGTTCATAATAAGAATCTGGTCTATACCATTCTAAATGTCTAAATCCAATAGCGCCTCCAGTGGCTGCGGTGCTCCCTACGGTAGTCATAGTAATACCATCTTTGTGAGAAATACTCCACCATGGTATTGTAGTAGTATAACCCGGTGTAGCGTTTTGGAACATACCGGGCCTGTAAGGATAACTTCTACGGGATAAACTAGGAGAAGAGGACTCTTGCACTCCTAATGGATTGTAAAGCGCTAGTGGTGGTAAATTAGTAAAGTGACTGCTTGGGTCAGGGTCTATATCTAATATTAATTCATTTACTATTACTTCACAACCTCTTACATCTGCCATGATTGCGTCAGCCAAGACTAAAGCATATGCTCCTCTCGAATCTATATTCTTCTCTAATCCAATAACAGTATTTACTTGTTGGCCTGTTAGTTCTGTTACTTTACTTCCTGATTCTACAGGTGCTTTTACAGCGTCACTATGGTTTGAATGGAAACCTTGTAACTGTTGCTTGAATACATTCGGTTGTATGATAATTTGATAAGCACCTACTTCCATAGGGTCAGGGAAATGGCTGTTAAATGAATAAGATGCTGCGGCTTCTAACACTAACAAATGCCCACCCTCAGCATTTATATCTCCAGCAGTAGAACCTTTACTTGCAGCAATACCGTAACCATCGTACTTTAGTTTAGTTTCTGTAAGTAAGGTAAATCCTCCTCCATGTATGTCACTTGGACCGAAGGTAGCAGTAGGTGTAGAGAACCATATAAGCGGGTCTCTTGCAGATACTTGACCGGATATTGTATTGACACTCGGTGCTGAATTAGCCAACAGTCCTTCTTCAAACGCACCTACTAAATCATCGTCTATCGGACCTTGCTTAGCAGATTTACAACCTTGATTCAAATCGTATAATTGTTGATAAGCAGGGTGTGCATAATGGCCGGGTAAAATTGCCATAGTAGGAGTCACATAATGATGACCCATACGGGGCACTGGCATAGGTGTCATTTTAGGAGAAGTGAGTTTAGTGTATACTGTAGATGGGTTAGCAGCAGAAGCGTCATTAGGTAAATTACTAAATAAATCCCACCAATCTATCTTTTTCATATCTGGACTTTCACCGCTGTATTCACTATGGTCCCTTAACCTACGAGCAGCGAATAATCTAGTGCTACCTGCTGGCATGTAGTAAGATGGAACTACCTTAAGACCAGTTTTACCTGTAACAAAGGAAACAAAGTCTGGACTGTATACTACACCTGTGAATTTGTTAGTGCCTATACCAGTATAAGATGCCAATACCCCTTTATTCGTATTAGGGTCATAAACTCTTAAGAAATATCTACCTCCGCTTTGTTCAGTAGTATCTGTCCAAGTAGCAGAAGAAGGGTTAGTAGTTACATTTATTTCTGTACCAGAATAACTAGAATAAGTCAGTTCGTCAACATCATATCTGTGAGTCATGCTGACCCCCATCTTAGTGACATGGAAAGACAAACTTCTATCGTGTTGTTCATAAGTGGTTTTTATCGGCTTATTACTAGTATGGTCTTCCCATCCTTGCCTTGAAGATGCAGGGAATGCTAGTCTCTGCTGACTGTGAGTGGTAGAAACATCTTGCCCATCTTGACTCAAATACTCCCAGTTATAGTCTTCCCAATAAGGCCATAATCTAGGACTATGTTTACTATCTCCTCCATTAAAGGCGGTATGAGCATCTTGACTTCCTGATAAGTTAGGGTGATGCATTCCACCCGAACCTATTGTTTCATTTTGATAAGATTGGATTCTATCAAACCCTGCTCTTACTATGATGTTACCCGGTATTTCATCAGGGTTAGGTAATCGTATTTTCATGTTTGGACTTACACCCGAACCTGTCAAAGAAGGCGCTAGTCCCTCTATTTCTCTATCACTGATATGGCGGAAGTCGAGTATAACAGTACCCAAAGGTGAGCCACCCTCTAGCCTATGTTCCTGTCCAGTATCGTCTATTACCTGAATACTTTCAAACTGTATATGCTCATCCGGTATCAGTAAAGCATTTCTTATTTCCATAGGATGCTTTTCTGCTAGTTGTGGGTGCGCTAACTCTTGAGCCTGTATAACTGGAAACATAGCGCTGTTAGTGGTTTCTACAGAAAACCTAACATTTCCTAATACTTTTTCACCTACATGCGTATTGCTAGAGGCGACTGAATAGTAAGGTACTGCCCCTAAACCACGCATGTTAGAAGAAGGCATGGTTAGGCTGCCACCATCCATCCTCTTCCAAACTACATGTTCGCTAGTGAAGTTTCTCGCTGCGCTCCTCTTAGAATAAAAATCATGCAGACCATTGTTTACTTGTCCGTTTGTAGCCGCTGATGGATTTAGATAATCAGTCAATCCTGTTATACCTGTACAATATGTAGCGTATGTAGACCAAGCCTCGTGTAAAGCGTTACTAGGAACTGCGTTTTCACTCCAAAACAAGTCACCTGTAGGTGCAAAGCAGGTACTCAATCTACTCAAGTCATTAGGGCTAGTTATCTTACCTATGTCACCGTCAGAAGGTAATGCATTTACAGCGGGATAATCGTCAGCCTCTGTTGGTAAAGATACTGAAAATACCTGCGCCTCTACATGTGGACCTGCATTAGCACCCGCTACATATCTACTCTTGTTCAAAGAATTGATTGTTATGTTACCTACATTAGCAACGCTGCTATTATCTCCTCTAAACAATAATAAATCACCAGACTTTGTTATACTGTGGTCTGCTTTAGCGATGATAGGTAAGTCTGCTTCATAAGATATGGCTACCAAATGTCTACTAGATAATCCATTAATACAGTGATTATTATAGACAACAGATGGGTTTTCTGATGTGCCTACTGGTGCTCCAGAAGCAAGGCAAGTTTCTATTGCCCCATAGGGGCTGAAACCTAAGAAAGGATGCCAAGCACCAAGACCTGCTGGATAAACGCCGAAGAATAATTCTGTGTTGTCAGTCAATGCCACTGCAATACCTGCACCTACAGTTATAGTCGTTGCGCTTTGGGCAGTTACTAATCCAATAAATGTACCATCTGATTTAAACAGCGCAGTTTCGTTATTTACTATACCAGCGTTAACAATGCTAGTTTCAAATCCAGTAGTACCAGTAGGAATAGAAATACCATCGACAGTCATTGCGCCTGTATGATTAGCACTATATCCGCCTCCGTTATTAATTAATATACCAGTTTGACCTAACTCTGGAGCATAGTAAGAGTTGAGATAAGAATAAGCCTCTCCATGCCAACCTACGGCACCCACTGGTCTAGTTCTATCAACTGCATCTGTATAACCTCCAAAATGCACTTGAGTCATATAATCTCTAGTGGTTTGTAAAGTGTTATTGTGTCTATGAGTACCTGTCTTGGTCCAAACATAAGCCTTGTAGTTTGAATCTGGAGTAACAATTCTTCCAGTTACAGGGTCTATTATATCTGTAGTATTAGTTACTCCGTTTATTTGGAAAGTAGCATTTCCTCCTCCACCAGTAATTGTAATAGTATCATTGTCCTTATATCCTGAGCCGGGATTATTTATGGCTACACCTGAAACTGCCCCTGAACCAACAGTAGTGTTGACTGTCAAGCCCGTTCCAGAACCACCCGTAGTAGCAACTCCTGTAGCACCTGTATATCCACTACCTCCGCTTATGTTATCTACTCCACTAGGTATTGTCGATATAGGCCCCTTACCTAATGTAAATATAGTGCTTGGGGCTGATACTGAATGACTTACATAAGGGGCGTAACCACTAGTACTTCCGTTACTAACCCTAACCCAGCCATAAGTAGGTAAAGTCGTAGCCTCGCTAGTGACTCTTAGTGTAGCCGCTGCGCCTGACTGAGCGTTATACTCAGCAACTGCCAATTCCACCCATCCGTATCTATCTTGCTTATGCCCATGTTGCATGCTAGGCATAAATGTGCCACCTATCGCTTTGAGTGGGTCCTTGCCGGGGAATGTGTTTATTGAAGCACTTATGATGGTAGCCAACTCTTCCGCATTCTGCGCTCTGCTTGCATCTATGACGACTACATTTTCATCAACAGACGGTGTTCCTCCACCATACGCTGATAAGTATGCTTCTGCTAACAAGCCACAAGGTCTGAAAGCAGAAGTGTTATGCCTTGCACCACTACCTGTTGATAATCCATTAGTTGGATTTTTCATTACATGATTATCTAAGAAATGACCGCCCGGATGATAGCCCCCATCCATGTGCCATACTACGCCCGATTTACGAGTACCCGCTATAGCACCAATGGCAGTTCCAGCATAATTAGTGAATACATAATTGTAAGGATGCGAATGTGCAGGTAAAGTGAAGTAATTAGAAACAGCCGTATGGTCTGCACCTTCATAATAAAATGCTTGAGAAAATGTATGTAAGTATTTTTTAGTAGCGCTCGAATTAGTATTTGGTAAACCTTTGGTCGGTTGCCAATTCATAACATAGTTAAACCCTCTAACATTGTTCTTTTGGAAGAAAGTCGTCATAGGTAAATGTGCTAAAGCATTACCTCTGTTGAAACCACTATGATGAGTTGAGTCACCATTAGCCAATTGATTAGGTAAGAATGAATCTTTAGTAGCATCTCCACCTATGTAAATTGGCACAGCACTGTAACCGTTACCTGTCGTAACTATGTTAGACCCTTGTGGCTCACTAGCGTTTGTATTATGAGGAGTTGCTTGGCCCGGACCAAAAACAATGTATGTCGTTTGATTATCAGTATCGCCCGTTGAAGTATATCTTGCACGAGAGTGTGCAAATCTTAGAACTATCGGGCTAGGTATGTTTACATGCACAGAGTTAGTACCGTCAGTGTAATCTATTCCTGTGTCTTTCGTGTTAGTGTTGTTTGTCATATCGAATGACAAAATACCGTTTTGGTTAAAAAAAGGCATGTGATTTTTACCTTTATGTTGGTCTAAATAAGGAGTACCGGGAAACATCGCTAACATAGCATTGGTGTCTAGTAATGCGAATGGACCTGCTAGTTCACCTACATTTTGTAAACCAGCCGAACCTGTAGGTCCGTTAGCGTAAGGGTGTGTATAGAAATCACCATAGTCATTTTGAGTACCGTCATTAATATCAAACACTGCGCCAGAAAAGCCACCGCCAAAGAACAATGGAACGGAGTGGTCTGGACTATCTCTCGCTCCTCTGAAATAAAGGAACGGGCTAGAACTTTTACTACCTGCTCTCCTAACGCCATCTATTTCTTTGAAAGTAACATCTAATGTGCCTTTGTACATAATTTCTCCACCAGCAGCAGTGAATGAAGATGAAGTAGCATCATTAGCATTGTAATCCAAATAAATGACAGCATTAGCGCCCGGACTACTTCTGACCTTAGCATATTCTTTACCATTATGCCAAAGTAAAAACGGCTCTCCCCAACTGTTTGAATCGTCACCTGCTGGTTTACCTAGTAGTGCAATAGATTGTCCACTGGCTAATCTTATTTGAGTTCCTGATAACGCATTTACTAATATAGCCGGAGCATCTATTCTTGGCAATATGTGGTCG